ATGGCAGATAAACGAATCCGTTCCGACAGTTCGGCGGCAGCGGTTCAGGCCATGAAAAATGCAGCTGTGGACACCATCGATCCGCCGTCCCATGCAGGTTTGGAGAAAAAAGCCGAACCATTCTGGCATGACAATATCAGATCGAAAGCTCTGGACAGCTGGACGCCTGCCGACCTTCTAGCCGCCGTAGAACTTGCTAATAATCAGCTCTATATCACCGTTTTACGCAAGGATTTACGCAAAGAAGAGCGCATACGCGGGGAGGAGCGAGACGAAGGCCTTATAAAAGACCTCCGCAAGCAAATTGTTGAGCTACAACGAACTATCCTGGCTCAGCGCCGCGACCTCCAGATCCACTCCCACGCAACCAACGGCGAAAGTCGCGACCAGAAGAAACGTAATCAGAACGATCGTGATGCACGGAATACCAAAAACGAGCATCAGGACCAGGACGATAACCTGATCGCCTTTCCCAAGCACGGATAAAAGACTATGACGCGAGGTGAGCGTGTAATAGCGTTCATTGAGCGCTTTTGCATCGTGCCAGAAGGCAAGCTTATCGGCCAACCTATGCGGTTGGACCCCTTTCAGAAAGATTTCATCCTGGCGGTTTACGACAATCCAGCCGGAACGGATATGGCGATCCTCTCCATCGCCCGAAAAAATGGTAAGACTGGCCTGATTGCCGGAATTCTGCTGGCTCACCTGGTGGGGCCTGAAGCGGTGCAGAACACGCAGATTGTCAGCGGTGCACTCAGCCGGGAACAGGCGGCCATCGTTTTTAACCTCGCGGTGAAGATGGTTAACCTGAACCCCAAGCTGCAGGAGATTGTGCACATTACGCCCAGCGGCAAAAAGCTGATCGGCCTGCCGTGTAACGTCGAATACAAGGCTTTATCCGCAGAAGGTAAGACGACGCACGGCCTTTCCCCCATTCTGGCCATTCTCGATGAAACAGGGCAGGTTAGGGGCCCGCAGGATGATTTTATCGATGCAATAACTACGGCGCAGGGGGCTCATGAAAACCCGCTGCTAATCGTTATCAGTACGCAGGCAGCAAACGATGCTGACCTGCTTAGCATCTGGATTGATGATGCGGTCAAATCGAAAGATCCGCACATCGTGTGCCACGTTTATGAAGCGCCAAAAGACGCTGATATCAGTAAACGCGAGTCCTGGCTGGCTGCGAACCCGGCACTGGGAACATTCAGGTCAGAAAAAGACATGGCGCGCCAGGCTGAGAAAGCTGGCCGAATGCCAAGCTTCGAAAACACCTTCCGAAACCTCAACCTCAATCAGCGCGTGTCTACCGTATCGCCGTTTATCTCCCGCAGCGTGTGGGAGCTTTGCGGAGAGATGCCGATTAACACCCCGAGGAAGTGGTACGCGGGGCTGGATCTGTCAGCCAGGAACGACTTAACGGCGCTGGTTATCGCTGGTGAAGCAGATGATGGTGTCTGGGATGTTTTCCCCTTCTTCTGGACACCGCAAAAGACTCTTGAAGAGCGAACCAAAACGGACCGAGCACCCTATGACGTTTGGGTGAGGGAGGGGCTGCTGCGCACCACGCCAGGAGCTTCGGTGGATTACTCATTCGTCGTTGCGGATATCGCTGAAATTATCGGTGATTTCGACCTTACCTCGATGGCTTTTGACCGCTGGCGCATTGACCAGTTCAGGAAGGATGCCGATGCCATTGGGCTGAGCCTCCCGCTGGTCGAGTTCGGCCAGGGCTTTAAGGATATGGGGCCAGCTGTAGACACGCTGGAGTCTCTGATGCTTAACGGGCGCGTGAGGCATGGCATGCACCCCGTATTAACGATGTGTGCTGTGAATGCGGTGGTGGTGAAAGATGCTGCTGGCAACCGCAAGCTCGATAAATCCAAAGCAACGGGCCGTATTGATGGCATGGTCGCAATGACAATGTCCGTTGGTGCTGCTAATGGGGAAGTTACCGAACAGGGTGGTGACTTCGACGACTTCATTTTCCGACCGCTGAGCATGTGATGGAAGAACCTAAATACACGATTGACCTGCGAACCAATAACGGCTGGTGGGCAAGGCTGCAGTCCTGGTTTGTCGGCGGGCGTTTAGTCACCCCAAATCAGGGCTCACAGACGGGGCCTGTTTCGGCCCACGGACACCTGGGCGATTCATCCATTAACGATGAACGGATACTGCAAATTTCGACTGTGTGGCGCTGCGTGAGCCTGATTTCAACGCTCACGGCATGCTTACCGCTTGATGTCTTCGAAACAGACCAGAATGACAACCGTAAAAAAGTGGATTTGAGCAATCCACTGGCGCGACTGCTGCGCTACTCACCGAATCAGTACATGACCGCCCAAGAATTCAGGGAGGCCATGACGATGCAGCTCTGTTTCTACGGTAACGCATATGCACTTGTGGACCGCAACAGCGCAGGTGACGTGATCAGCCTTCTCCCGCTTCAGTCTGCCAATATGGATGTGAAGCTCGTCGGAAAAAAAGTGGTTTATCGCTATCAACGCGACAGCGAATACGCCGAATTTTCGCAGAAAGAGATTTTTCACCTTAAAGGCTTCGGATTCACCGGGCTTGTAGGCCTGTCACCCATTGCTTTTGCCTGTAAATCGGCAGGTGTGGCAGTTGCGATGGAGGACCAGCAGCGAGATTTCTTTGCCAACGGCGCCAAGTCTCCGCAAATCCTCTCAACTGGCGAAAAAGTGCTAACTGAACAGCAGCGCTCCCAGGTCGAAGAGAACTTCAAAGAGATCGCCGGCGGCCCGGTAAAAAAACGCCTCTGGATTCTGGAAGCGGGTTTTTCTACATCGGCAATTGGCGTAACTCCGCAGGATGCCGAAATGATGGCGTCCCGAAAATTTCAGGTAAGTGAACTGGCGCGATTCTTTGGCGTACCGCCTCACCTTGTCGGCGACGTCGAGAAATCAACGAGCTGGGGATCGGGCATCGAGCAGCAGAATCTCGGCTTCCTGCAGTACACCCTGCAGCCCTATATCTCCAGGTGGGAAAACAGCATTCAGCGGTGGCTTATTCCTGCTAAGGATGTTGGCCGCATTCATGCTGAGCACAACCTCGACGGCCTGCTGAGGGGCGATTCGGCATCCCGCGCTGCCTTTATGAAGGCAATGGGAGAGGCAGGGCTACGCACCATCAACGAGATGCGACGAACGGACAACCTCCCGCCATTGCCGGGTGGCGATGTGGCAATGCGCCAGTCGCAATACGTGCCGATCACCGATTTAGGAACCAACAAAGAGCCCCGTAATAACGGGGCTTAATTTTTATGGGGGCCGTAATGCCTGAAATCGTAAAAACGCTGTCCTTCGACGAGACAGAAATCAAATTCACCGGTGACGGTAAACAGGGGATTTTTGAAGGCTACGCCTCTGTTTTTAATAACACCGATTCCGATGGCGACATCATTCTGCCCGGGGCGTTTAAAAACGCGCTGGCGAACCAGACCCGAAAAGTGGCGATGTTTTTTAACCACAGGACGTGGGAACTGCCGGTTGGCAAATGGGACAGCCTGGCTGAGGACGAAAAAGGCCTGTATGTGCGCGGTCAACTTACCCCAGGACACAGCGGCGCCGCTGACCTGAAAGCGGCAATGCAGCACGGTACGGTTGAAGGTATGTCGGTTGGCTTTTCCGTTTCGAAAGACGATTACACCATCATTCCAACAGGCCGCATTTTTAAGAATATCCAGGCTCTGCGCGAAATCAGCGTCTGCACTTTCCCCGCCAACGAACAGGCTGGCATCGCAGCCATGAAAAGTGTCGATGGCATTGAAACGATTCGTGATGTGGAGAACTGGCTGAGGGATTCAGTCGGCCTCACCAAATCACAGGCAGTTGGGCTAATTGCCCGGTTTAAGTCAGCGATTCGGAGCGAGTCCGAGGGCGACGGAAACGAAGCACAAATAAACGCTCTGCTTCAGAGCATCAAATCTTTCCCTTCTAACTTAGGTAAATAATTATGTCTGAACTCGCTCTCATTCAAAAAGCTATCGAAGAATCCCAGCAGAAAATGACCCAGCTTTTCGATGCGCAGAAAGCAGAAATCGAAAGCACAGGCCAGGTTTCCAAACAGTTGCAGTCCGACCTAATGAAAGTACAGGAAGAGCTGACCAAATCCGGCACTCGCCTCTTCGATCTGGAACAGAAACTGGCATCCGGCGCTGAGAATCCTGGTGAGAAGAAATCCTTCTCTGAACGGGCTGCTGAAGAGCTTATTAAGTCATGGGACGGTAAACAGGGCACCTTTGGCGCTAAAACGTTTAACAAGTCACTAGGCAGTGACGCTGATTCGGCTGGCTCACTGATCCAGCCTATGCAGATCCCAGGCATCATCATGCCAGGCCTGCGCCGTCTTACCATTCGTGATCTGCTGGCTCAGGGCCGCACTTCCAGTAACGCTCTGGAATATGTGCGTGAAGAGGTGTTTACCAATAACGCCGACGTGGTGGCAGAGAAAGCACTGAAGCCAGAATCGGATATCACCTTCAGCAAACAAACCGCGAACGTGAAGACCATCGCGCACTGGGTGCAGGCATCACGTCAGGTGATGGATGATGCGCCAATGCTTCAGTCCTACATTAACAACCGCCTCATGTACGGCCTGGCACTGAAGGAAGAGGGCCAGCTGCTGAACGGCGACGGTACCGGGGATAACCTGGAAGGGCTGAACAAAGTGGCAACCGCCTATGACACCTCGCTGAATGCCACCGGCGACACCCGCGCTGACATTATCGCTCACGCTATTTATCAGGTGACCGAGTCTGAGTTCAGCGCTTCCGGTATCGTCCTGAACCCGCGCGACTGGCACAACATCGCGTTGCTGAAAGACAATGAAGGCCGCTATATCTTCGGTGGTCCTCAGGCATTCACCAGTAACATCATGTGGGGCTTGCCAGTGGTTCCGACTAAGGCGCAGGCCGCCGGCACCTTTACCGTAGGCGGTTTCGATATGGCCTCACAGGTCTGGGATCGCATGGATGCCACCGTGGAAGTTAGCCGTGAAGACCGCGATAACTTCGTGAAAAACATGCTGACCATCCTGTGCGAAGAGCGTCTGGCGCTGGCGCATTATCGCCCGACAGCAATCATCAAGGGCACCTTCTCTTCTGGCTCATGATGGAGGGGGCGGGGAAACCCGCCCTTTTAACGTATGGCGATAGATGTTCTGGATGTAATTTCCCTCAGTCTGTTTAAGCAGCAGATTGAGTTTGAGGAAGACGACAGGGACGAGCTGATCACGCTGTACGCCCAGGCCGCTTTTGACTACTGCATGCGCTGGTGCGATGAACCAGCATGGAAGGTTGCGGCTGATATTCCTGCCGCCGTTAAGGGCGCCGTTCTGCTTGTCTTTGCTGACATGTTTGAACACCGGACGGCACAAAGCGAAGTGCAGCTTTATGAGAATGCAGCCGCCGAACGCATGATGTTCATTCATCGCAACTGGCGCGGAAAAGCCGAATCAGAGGAGGGCTCCTGATGGAACCGGGACGATTCAGGAACCGGGTAAAAATTCTCACCTTCACGACTTCGCGCGATCCATCTGGTCAGCCGGTTGAATCGTGGACAGGTGGCAACCCGGTCCCGGCTGAGGTAAAGAGGATCAGCGGCAGAGAGCAGCTTTCAGGCGGCGCGGAAACGGCGCAGGCAACGATTCGCGTCTGGATGCGCGCAACGGAGCGAGTGGATAAAAAAGTGGGCAAAAATAGCTTATGAACGAGCAACTGGTAAACGAACTGATAGCAGTGATACGGGAACAAATCACAGCGCAGAGGGAGCAGACGGAAGCGATAAGCCGTCTGGCTGAATCAAATATGGCGCTTTGCGATGTCATTATCCAGTCGCTGGCTGGTGAACTAGATGAAACTGCAGAGCAACAAACCTATCTGAGCGGTAAACCCAGGGGGTAACATGCAGGCCGGGAAATTGCGCCACAGGATTACTCTGCAGGAGCCAGTAAAAGTGCAGAACCCGACAACGGGAGCCGTAATTAATACCTGGCGAGATGTTGCGACTGTCCGGGCCGAAGTTTCACCATTGTCAGCGCGTGAATTTATTGCTGCGCAGGCTTCTCAGGGTGAAATAACCACCCGTATTGTTATTCGCTACCGTGCCGGAGTTACCAGAAAACATCGCATCTTGTTTCGTGGTGCTGTGTATAACATCCATGGTGTTCTGCCCGATCCAAAAAGCGGACGTGAATACCTGACGCTTCCCTGTTCTGAGGGTGTTAATGATGGCTGATAGTGTTGAGGTAAGCCTTACCGGGCTTGAATCACTTCTTGGGAAAATGGAGGCCGTATCAGAAGTCACCCGTAATAAAGCCGGTCGGTTTGCATTGCGTAAGGCGGCAAACATTATAAGGGATCGGGCCAGAAGCAACGCGTCACGAGTTGATGATCCTCTGACTAAAGAAGCAATCCACAAAAATATCGTCGCCAGCTTCAGCAGCAAGCAATTCCGCAGGACAGGTGATCTGGCATTCCGTGTCGGGGTAATGGGCGGTGCCAGGCAGTATGCAAATACAAAGGCAAACGTCAGAAAAGGCAGAGCGGGTAAAACATACAAAACCTCAGGAGATAAAGGCAATCCAGGAGGAGATACCTGGTACTGGCGTTTTCTTGAGTTTGGTACTGAGCACACATCAGCGCGGCCTATCCTCCGACCTGCAATGAACGGCGTAGATAATGACGTGATTAATGTTTTTTCTACGGAAATGGGAAAGGCTATTGATCGCGCTATCAGGCTGGCCACGAAGAAAGGAACCACTGCATGATTGCCCCTATTTTTTCTGTTTGCGCGTCGAGTCCTGAAGTCACTGACTTACTCGGAAGCAATCCGGTAAGAATTTATCCTTTCGGAATTCAGGACGACAACGTGGTCTATCCCTATGTGGTCTGGCAGAACATCACCGGTTCTCCAGAGAACTACATTGCCCAGCGCCCTGACGCAGACTTTTTCACGCTGCAGGTGGATGCATATGCCGACACCGTGGATGAAGTGATTGCCGTGGCTACTGCGCTGCGGGATGCCATTGAGCCGCACGCGCATATCACGCGCTGGGGCGGACAGGAAAGAGACCCCGAAACAAAGCGCTATCGCTACTCATTCGATGTTGACTGGATAGTCACTCGATAAACGTATTATTCAACCACCGGCCTTGAGCCGGTTTTTTTATGACCGGAGATAACAATGTCTGTATTGACGCAAGGTACGCAGCTCTTTGTGCTCGTAAAAGGCAAGGTGAGCGAAGTTGAATGTATCACTGCATTTTCACCCGGCAGCAATCCGGCTGACCAGATTGAAGACACCTGTCTTTCTGAGCGCTTTGATCGCAGCTATAAGCGTGGTCTTCGAACGCCTGGCACAGCATCACTGACGCTTAACGCTGATCCTAAAAATACCAGCCACATCATGCTCTACAACCTGTCCATTTCGGACGACGAAAAGGATCAGGACCTGACCTTCGCGATTGGATGGTCAGACGGAACCGCATCGCCAACTGCGGCTGAAAATGGTGCATCCGGTGCAGTCGATGGCCTGGTGCTACCTGATAGCCGCACATGGTTCGTATTCAAAGGCTATGTGTCCGACTTCCCGTTTGATTTTGCAGCAAACACGGTTGTTTCTACTTCTGCATCTATCCAGCGCTCCGGCTCTGCTGTATGGGTGCCAAAAGTCGTGACCCCATAAAATCAGGGCGGCAACGCCCTTATTAATCAGGATTAATAATGAAATTAACACTTGATGCACTCAAGGAGTCCGGCGCGTTTACCGGTCGCCCGGTTGAGAAAGAAATCACCTGGACGCAAGGCGATAAAAAAATCACCGCGACCGTGTATGTTCGCCCGATGGGTTATCACACAGCAACGTCCGATGTGCTGGCTTTTGGTGGTAAGGTCGATGGTGTGGCAGGGCGTATCGCCGCATCCATCTGCGATGAACATGGTAAACCCATCTTCACCCCGGCTGACATTACTGGTGAGGCAGATCCTGAACGTGGTGCACTGGATGGCGGCCTGACGGTAGCACTGCTTCTGGCCATTCAGGAAGTTAACGATCTGGGAAAGACTTCGAGCTCAGCGCCGAAGACGAATTCTGGTGCGAGCTCGTCCTCAACGGAATCGGAGGCAGAACAATCGCCGAAGCGCGGGAAGTCCTCTCATTCAAAGAGTCCCAACTCTGGGCAAAGTACCGGGAACGATACGGGAGTCTGAACCCTATGTTGCGGGTTGAGTGGGGTGCCGGGCTGGTGAGCAGCATGATAGCCAACGTTAACAGAGACCCCAAGCGCCCACCATTCAACCCGACCGATTTCACACTTCACTTTACCAAAGTCAAAGCTGCTGATGGACCAATCTCGTTAGAGGAAGCCAGAGCCAGCTGGACATAATGCCGCCAACGGAGAGTTTATGGCTTCCAAATCACTGGGCACGCTGACGATCGACCTGATTGCCAAAGTGGGCGGTTTTGTCTCAGGCCTCTCGCAGGCTGAGCGAGCTTCACAAAAATGGCGTAAGCAGGTAAAGGAGGATGCCGCTGCCGCTGCAGCTGCCATGACCGGATTCGCAACAGCAGTCGGGGCTGCAGCCATCGGAGCCGGAGTGGCGGGGTATAACCTGCTCAAAACCACTTCACGTCAGATTACCGAATCAGACCGCTGGGCAAAGTCACTTAACATGTCCACGCAGTCCCTGTTAGCCTGGCAATATGCTGCAGAAAAAGCAGGTGTTTCCGGCGATCAGATGGCCGATATCTTTAAAGATGTCGGAGACAAAATCGGTGATGCCGTTCTTAATAAATCTGGTGAGGCGGTCGGTGCGCTGGACGCTCTGGGTTTGTCGGCTAAGAAACTGGCCGGAGAATCTCCCGACAAGCAACTCCTGGCTATCAGCGACGCACTGGAGAAAGTTAAGTCCAACGCCGAGAAGACTACCATCCTGGAGAGTCTTGGTAATGACCTGTCAAAGATGCTGCCGCTCCTGGACAATGGCAGTGAAAAGCTGCGTCAGTATATGGATGCCGCGAAGAAGTTTGGTGTGGCGCCCGATGACGCAGATATTGAAAAGCTGGTCAGAGTCAACGCCCTGTTTGAGGATATGGAGACGCAGGTCAACGGCGTCAAAATTGAACTTGCTGCAGGGCTCGCCAGCGTAGATTTGAGTGGGCTCCAGAAGTCTATTGGAGATATGGGGGATGTATTTAAAGACCCGGCTGTTATTCAGGGTCTGACTGATCTGGTTGGTGGGGTAGTGGACCTTGCCACCTGGCTGGTAAGGGTAGGAGCCGAGGCCGGAAAGCTGATAGACCAGTACAAAGGTGGGAGTTCGGTCGGCCTGAATGCCTCCATTCCAGAAATTGAACGGCGCATCAAGAACCTGAATGCAGATCTCGATGATAAAGGCATACTGGCGAGTTTCAACAGAATAGGTATGGACGTATCCGGTAAGGAGGCCGAAAGGGCTGAGCTCCAGAGGCGACTGGCCTTTTTGAGAAACTCCCAATCTACTCTACCGGAAATAAAACTGCCCGAGCCAGTCAAAACAAACTATACCCTTGGCGCCGGGGAAACAAACGGTAAGCCGCAAAAAAATACCTCTGGTCAGAAACTGGATTCAGCGTTTAAAAGCGCTGAGCGCAGTTACATGCGTCAGATTGAGCTGATCGATACCACGGGCAAAAAAACTGCTGTGGTGACCGAGCAGCAAAAACTGCAGTTCGATATAGCTGACGGCAAGTTGCAGGGGCTTAACGAAACCCAGAAGAAACGACTTGCGTCTCTGGCTCAGGAAGTTGATCGCCTTAATGCCGTCAAAAAAGCTAATGAAGAAAACGCGAAGGTAGCGGCGTTCGTGGCAAATCTGCAGGAGCAGAACGAGAATGCACGTGCAGATTTGGGCGTGGATATTCAGGGGGCCGGACTCGGTGACAAGCAGCGTGAAAGGCTGAGGGAAAGGCTGAGTATAGAGCGCAGTTATCTCGATCAGCAGCGCGATCTGCAAAAGCAGTATCAGTCAGGAGATATCAGCCAGACAGTTTATGACCGCGAAACCCAGGCATTAAAGGATGCGCAAGCTGAGAGGCTGGGCATCCAGGAGGATTATTACAGTCAAATTGATGCGCTGCAGTCTGACTGGGTGACTGGCGCCAGAGACGGTCTCGCTGACTGGGTAGATGATTCAACTAACTATGCGACGCTGGCGGCGGACGCTATGAAAAGCGCGCTTTCCGGTATCAGCAGCAATATCGTCGACATGCTCAACGGCAATAAAGCGAGCTGGAAAGACTGGGGTGTCAGTGTTCTGAAAATCATCGAACAGGTGATGGTTAACATGATGATCGCCAATGCAGCCAGCTCGATAGGCTCATTGTTCGGTGGTGCCGCATCGTCTTCCGCCAGCAGCGGTACTGCGATTCAGTCCTACGGGGCGAGCCTGCAATTCAACGCCAAAGGCGGCGTTTACTCTTCTGCCGATCTCAGTCAGTACAGTAACTCTGTCGTCAGCTCTCCAACACTGTTTGCCTTTGCCAAAGGGGCCGGATTGATGGGGGAGGCTGGGCCGGAGGCTATTATGCCACTGACCCGCGCCGCTGACGGATCGCTGGGCGTGCGTGCTATGGGAATCTCAGGCTTAACACCGGGTGGTAGTAGTGCTCCTCAGGTCAGTATTCAGATTGATGGCAATGGGAATACCCAGACTCAGGCTAGCGGTGGATATGAGCAATTCGGGCGGGAGGTAGGTAGTTTTGTTGATCGGCGATACCGCGAGTTGATAGGCCGTGACCTTTCACCCGGTGGCGCGGTCTGGAATCTGGCAAAAGGAGGGCGGTGATGGCTATAGAAACATTCAGCTGGTGTCCGCGCCCGAACGCGGAGCAGGAAGTGACATTCCGACGGCGCACCGCGCAGTTCGGTGACGGATATCAGCAGGTTTCCGGCGACGGGATTAATCCCCGCTCGCAGAAATGGACTCTCCAGTTTACCGGTACCGAAACGTATATCGGGGCGATTAAAGACTTTCTCGATCGCCATGCGGGCGTGACGGCGTTTCAGTGGCGCCCGCCGCTTGAGCCTCTCGGGCTTTACCGCTGCGACACCTACACACCAACGCCACTTGGTGCCGGGTTATTTAATCTTTCTGCAACTTTTGAACAGGCCTACAAACCATGAGTCTTAACGCAGATTTTCAGAAGCTCGAACCTGGCGATGTGGTCAGGCTTTTCGAAGTGGATGGCACGGCATTTGGTACAGGTGATGTGCTGCGATTTCACAGCTACAGTCTTGCGCACTCTGAAGCCGAAATTATCGCTGCTGGCGGTGATGAAAATAAACTGCCAGCAAAATCTATCTGGTGGCAGGGTGAGGAGTATAAAGCGTGGCCATGCCAGATTGAGGGGATCGAAGCTTCAACCTCGGGAAGTAGTGCCCAGCCAAAACTTTCGGTTGCTAACCTCGACAGTTCGATCACCGCGCTTTGCCTGGCTTACGACGATATGCTGCAGGCGAAGGTGACGATACATGACACCCTTGGTAAGTATCTCGATGCGAGAAACTTCACCGGAGGCAATCCGACAGCCGATCCGACCCAGGAGAAGCTGAAGGTTTTCTACATCGATGCAAAGAGCAGTGAAACCAATGAAGTTGTTGAGTTCACACTATCCAGCCCTATGGATCTGCAGGGGCTGATGATACCTACCCGCCAGCTTCATTCTCTGTGCACATGGTGCATCCGGAACAAGTACCGAACCGGCGACGGCTGCGACTATGCCGGTACGCGCTATTTCGACAAAAACAACAACCAGGTAAGCGATCCGTCACTGGATGAATGCAACGGAACGCTGACGGCCTGCAAACTTCGGTTCGGTGAAAACAACGAACTCTCGTTTGGTGGGTTCCCGGGTACGTCGCTGATCAGGAGTTGATATGCGTCAGAAAACCATCGATGCCATCATGGCGCATGCCGCTGCGGAATACCCGCGAGAGTGCTGCGGCGTGGTGGCGCAGAAAAGCCGGGTTGAGCGTTATTTCCCCTGCCGCAACCTTTCTGAAGAGCCGACAGAACATTTTCACCTTTCTCCCGAAGACTACGCAGCTGCCGAAGACTGGGGGACGGTGGTAGCCATTGTTCACAGCCACCCTGACGCGACGACGCAGGCCAGCGAGCTTGATAAGGCGCAATGTGATGCAACGCTGCTGCCCTGGCATATTGTGAGCTGGCCGGAGGGGGATTTACGCACCATCCAGCCGCGCGGAGAACTGCCACTGCTGGAGCGTCCGTTTGTGCTTGGACACTTCGACTGCTGGGGGCTGGTAATGAGCTATTTCCGGCAAACGCATGGTATCGAGCTCCACGATTACCGGGTGGATTATCCCTGGTGGGAAAACGCCTATCCGGACAATTTTTATCAGGATTGCTGGTATGAATGCGGATTCCGTGAATTCGACGGACCACCGAAACCCGGTGATATGGTGATCATGCAGGTCCAGGCCGATAAGTGGAATCACGCGGGAATTCTGCTGGAGGGAAATATGCTGCTGCACCACCTGTACGGACATCTGAGCCAGCGCGTGCCGTATGGTGGCTACTGGCAGGAAAGGACGATGAAGATTCTACGTTACAAATCTCTGTGCTAACCTTTTGCAAAACCAAAGGGGATAGGGATATGAAAAAAACATTATTGACACTTTCTTTGATAATCATGGCTGGTTGTTCGAGTATGCAGGATCTCCGGAAGGAACCAGCGTCAAATACTTTTCAATCGAAGAAACAAATTGACGCAGTAGCTGAATGCATACTCTCTGGCTGGCAAGAAGAAAGCCAAAAATATGGAAGCGTTTTTATTCAGCCTTATGACGGTGGTAAAACTGTATTTACACAATCTCAACTTGAGATGGTTGATTTAATATCGGACGGCGGAATTACCAAGATTGAATTCCGTCATCAAGGTGGGCTATTTGCTTATCGAATAAACAGCCGGATTAAAGTAATAGAACGCTGTATCTAACCAAGACTTAACCCGCTTCGGCGGGTTTTTTTATGGTGAGAATATGAAAGAAGTAATGACAACAATTCAGCTCGGCGGAGTGTTAGGAAAGACATTCGGTAGAACCCATCAACGACTGATAGCGCGAACTGGTGAAGCTGCTATTGCTTTAAGTAAAACATTGCCCGGTTTCGAAAGTTTCATGATCAGCAGTAAACGTCGCGGATTAACTTTCGCGGTGTTCAAAGGGAAAAGAAATATTGCCGCAGATGAGATGGGTTTTCCCTCTGAAGGCGATGTAGTAAGGATTATGCCTGTAATTATCGGTAGTAAACGCGCTGGTCTTTTTCAGACGATATTAGGAGCAGTTTTGATAACTGCTGCAGTCTTTGTTTCTGGCGGTATTGGCGCTGCTTTCGCTGCTGGTGGATTGACGGGGTTTGCTGCTGCCACTGGTGCCTCGTTGGTCCTCGGTGGGGTTATTCAGCTGCTTTCACCGCAGCCATCAGGCATAGCCAGTAAACAAAGCGCAGATAACCGTGCATCGTATGCGTTTGGCGGGGTAACCAACACTGCAGCGCAAGGCTACCCGGTGCCTCTGCTTTATGGTAAGCGTCGAATCGGCGGAGCGATTATTTCTGCCGGAATTTATGTCGAAGATCAGCAGTAGATAACTAACCTTTTTTCTGGCCACCTTCGGGTGGCTTTTTTATGGGCGCAATATGGCTACAGATAAAGTGTTAAAAGGCCGCAAGGGCGGCAGCTCAAGTTCCCGAACTCCTACCGAACAGCCTGATGATCTGCAATCTGTAGCGAAGGCAAAAATCCTCGTTGCGCTTGGGGAAGGTGAGTTTGCAGGGCAGCTCACCGGCAAAGATATCTACCTGGACGGAACAGCGCTGGAGAATGCTGACGGCTCCCAAAACTTCAGCGGGGTAACGTGGGAGTTTCGCGCGGGAACTCAGGCGCAAAAATATATTCAGGGTATTCCCGGTACCGAAAACGAGATCAGCGTAGGAACTGAGGTATCAAGTGCCACAGCCTGGACGCGCACGTTTACCAATACGCAGCTTTCAGCAGTTCGCCTGCGTCTTAAATGGCCCTCGCTTTTCAAACAGGAAGACGACGGCGATCTGGTGGGTTACTCGGTCAATTATGCGATTGACCTGCAGACGGACGGCGGCACATGGCAGACGGTACTCAATACCAGCGTGACCGGCAAAACAACGTCTGGTTATGAGCGCAGCCACCGTATCGATTTACCGCAGGCTGGCAGCACATGGACAATACGTCTGCGTAAGATTACCTCTGACGCCAACAGCGCGAAAATCGGCGACACGATGATGCTGCAGAGCTTCACCGAGGTGATTGATGCCAAACTGCGCTACCCGAACACCGCGCTGCTCTACGTCGAATTCGACTCAAGCCAGTTCAACGGCTCTATTCCTCAAATTTCATGCGAACCGCGCGGCCGCGTTATCCGCGTTCCAGATACCTACGACCCTGAAACCCGCACTTATAGCGGTACATGGACCGGTGCGTTTAAGTGGGCATGGACGGATAACCCTGCGTGGATTTTTTACGACCTGGTTGTTTCTGACCGGTTTGGCCTCGGGCACCGTTTGACCGCTGCGAATATTGATAAATGGACTCTTTATCAGGTTGCTCAGTATTGTGATCAGATGGTACCAGACGGCAAAGGGGGCAACGGTACAGAACCACGCTATACCTGCAACGTGTACATTCAGGACCGGAACGACGCCTACACAGTCCTGCGTGATTTTGCCGCTATCTTCCGTGGCATGACCTACTGGGGCGGGGATCAGATTGTGGCCCTGGCTGACATGCCGCGCGATGTTGATTACAGCTATACGCGCGCTAACGTTGTTGGCGGTCGCTTCACCTATTCGAGCAGCACCACGAAAAGCCGCTACACCACAGCGCTGGTTTCATGGTCAGATCCGGGTAACGCTTATGCCGACGCAATGGAGCCGGTATTTGAGCAGGCGCTGGTGGCGCGATACGGCTTCAATCAGCTGGAAATGACAGCCATCGGCTGCACCAGGCAGTCAGAGGCGAACCGAAAGGGGCGCTGGGGTATTCTCACCAATAACAAGGATCGCGTTGTTTCGTTTGATGTCGGGCTGGACGGAAACATTCCGCAGCCGGGCTACATCATCGCCGTGGCAGACGAGCTGCTTTCCGGAAAGGTTATGGGCGGCCGCATCAGCGCCGTTAACGGTCGCGTTATCAAACTTGACCGCGTAGCTGATGCAGCACCAGGTGATCGCCTTATTCTCAACCTTCCCTCCGGAGCGTCGCAGAGCAGGACCATTCAGGCCGTGAACGGGGAATCAGTCACAGTCACCACGGCATACAGTGAGACGCCACAGGCCGAAGCTGTTTGGGTGGTTGAATCTGACGAGCTTTACGCGCAGCAGTATCGTGTTGTCAGCGTTTCCGATAACAATGATGGCACTTTCTCGATTACCGGCGCATGGCACGACCCGGATAAATATGCCCGTATCGATACCGGAGCCATCATTGACCAACGGCCGGTGAGCGTGATCCCGCCGGGCAACCAGTCGCCGCCTGCGAATATCGTGATCAGCTCGTTTTCCGTGGTTCAGCAAAATATCAGCGTCGAAACAATGCGCGTGAGCTGGTACCAGGCGCAGAACGCTATCGCCTATGAAGCACAATGGCGCCGCAACGACGGGAACTGGGTTAACGTGCCGCGCACCTCCACCACGTCATTCGACGTCCCGGGGATTTATGCCGGGCGCTACCTGGTGCGGGTGCGCGCAATCAATGCCGCAGAAATTTCATCCGGATGGGGCTATTCAGAAGAGAAAACGCTGACGGGTAAAGTGGGCAATCCACCTAAGCCGGTTGGCTTCATCGCTTCTGAAAATGTGGTTTTCGGCATCGAGCTGAACTGGGGATTCCCGGCGAATACCGACGACACGCTGAAGACGGAAATTCAGTACAGCCTGACCGGAACCGAGGACGATGCGATGCTGCTGGCCGATGTGCCTTATCCGCAGCGCAAATATCAGCAGATGGGCCTCAAGGCTGGGCAGATTTTCTGGTACCGCGCTCAGCTGGTGGACCGCAGCGGCAACGAATCAGGGTACACAGAATGGGTGCGAGGACAGGCCAGCATCGATGTTTCCGACATCACAGATGTGATCCTGGAGGACATGAAAGGCTCCGATACGTTCAAAGACCTGATCGAGAACGCTGTGGACAGCAATGAAAAAATTGCTGGCATGGCTGACGAAATCAAAAACCATGCCGACGAACTCGAGCAGCAGGCGAAAGACATCCAGGAAAACGCTGACGGGCTGGCCCAGGCCGAAGTGAAGATCGACGAGATTTCTGTGTCGATGGATGGCATGACGGGAGGCGTGAAGAACTCGGCAATCGCGATTATCCAGAATGGGCTGGCGCAGGTTGTCAGTCGTCGTTCCCAGACCGCGACAAACGCAGGGAACAGCGCCAGCATTGACCGTATCGACACGACCATAGCCGACACCAGCTCGGCGGTTGCTCGCGCGCTGGTGACGCTGGATGCTTCAGCTGGTGGGAATATCTCCAACTCTACCGATCTCACTGAAACTCTGGCCGATTTCACGCAGGCATCGGCGACAAAAATTAACACCCTGACTGTTAAATCTGGCGAAAACAGTGCCGCGATAAATGTCAACGCACAGGCTATCGCAGATGTAAACGGTAACCTAAGTGCGATGTACAACATCAAGGTTGGTGTCTCCAGCAATGGACAGTATTACGCCGCGGGGATGGGTATCGGCGTGGAGAATACGCCATCCGGCATGCAGTCGCAGGTTATCTTCCTGGCTGATCGCTTCGCCGTCACCACGGCAGCCGGAAATAGCGTGGCTTTGCCGTTTGTGATCCAGAATGGACAGACATTCATCCGGGCCAGTTTCATCCAGGACGGCACTATCAGCAACGCAAAGATTGGTAATTTTATCCAGTCGAACAATTATGTTGCTGGTTCTGCTGGCTGGAAGCTTGATAAAGGGGGGACGTTTGAGAACTACGGTTCGACTGCTGGTGAGGGAGCCATGAAACTGACAAATCAGACGATCAGCGTCAAAGATGGCAGTAATGTTCTTAGGGTGCAGGTTGGCCGATTAACGGGAGTATTCTGAAATGGCTTATGGAATACAGACCTGGGATGCTTCAGGAAAACCCAACAACTATGGCATCAAACCCGTTTCCGTCGTTGGGCGAATACAGCTGGCTGCCGGGCAAACCTCCGGCAGCTGGTCTTTTACGGTGCCCTCAGGAATGAAAGTTGGTTTTGTTCTTTCACTTGATGAAGGAGGTAACAGCGTAGGGCGGCGCATTGTCGCGTCAGGGAGCACAATAACCGTAAGCGCTGCATCTTCTGTAGGTCTGGGTAATTATCCGGCCTCAAAGTGTGAAGTGGTCGTTTTCATGGAGAAAGCATAATGGCCGAATTTGGCGCGATGATATTAATGGACAACGGGAACCCATTTGTAACGCCCCAGTCAACGCCTTTTTGTCTTTACGGCAAGTACACTTTCAACTCCTCTGCTAATGGCAGTTCGCAGCAGGTTGCTCAGAATATTGCATTAAATGCTGACTACCCTGTGATGGTATTTATCAGGACCACAAATACCGCCCAGCCCACGCCAGTAATATCTTACCGGAACGGCGGAAATATATATGTCGCGGGGGTTAATCCCTATAACCAGAGCTTCACGTTAACCGCATATATTTTTGCCATATTTCCCCAGACGTTACCGAAATGGGGGATGGCCATCTGGGATTCGAGCGGGAAGCTGGTACTCACTAATGAGTCCCGCGTGCTGTCAGACTTGCAGACAATCGGAACGCCTGGAGCAAACGGCGGGATTAACATTGACCAGACGCTTGATGGTTCATGGGCAGTGGCTCCATCAAGGCTGGGGCAAGTGAACAGAAACGACGCTTACTCATCTTGTAGGTATTCAGGCACAAGTACAAGAATAAACGCCGGTACAGCCGCAAATACACCTGGCGGTGCTGGAGGGGTGATAAATAATGGAATTATCCTGACAGCAATTAAAACAGACGCCTATGATTGATTGTTTTGAGCGATCAATAACAAATAATTTATCTATCTAATCAATTATACCCATCGATTATGTATTGGTATCTTCGAAGCTACTGAATACCTCTGGATACTATCAAAATGAAAAGGCTAATTATCTGCATAGCGGGCGCTTTAATGCTGTCTGGTTGCGCTGGTGTACTTGAGAAACAGAAACCGATTTGCAGCGGCACGGCATATATGGGTGGCCATGAGAATACCGTTATGATTTACGCCGTTCGAAAGCAAAACAACCAGACGCAATACCAGGCCGGATATCCCTTTAACTGGCGCTGGGTAAGTGCGAACACATTCACAAGCACGACATGTAAATAACTCATGATTTTCAATGCAAACCTCGCCTCGGCGGGGTTTTTTATTGCCTGGAGAAAATATGCTTTATAACACTGGAACCATCGCCATTAACGGAAACAGCGCCACCGGCACGGGCACGAACTGGACGGCACCCGCCAGCCAGGTTCGCGCTGGCCAGACGATTATCGTGATGTCTAACCCGGTGCAGCTGTTCCAGATTTCATCCGTGAACAGCGCCACGTCAATGACGGTTACGCCAGCTGCATCACCGGCGCTGAGCGGCCAGAAGTACGGCATTCTGGTATCAGACAATATCTCGGTTGATGGGCTGGCGCTGGCCATGTCGCAGCTTATCAAAGAGTACGACGAGAATATTGGCGCGTGGGAGACGTTCGCCACCACCTCAGCAAACCAAAGCATCACAGTTACCATCAACGGCACCGCCGTAACCATCCCAGGCATCGGTAAACTTGCGCAGAAAGGGAGCAACGGTGCGGTTACTGTCGCAGACGGCGGAACCGGCGCAACGAATGCCGCAGACGCTCGCACAAACCTCAGTTTAGGAAACAGCGCTACGAGGGACGTTGGAACTGAGACAGGAACGGTGGCCGCCGGTGATGACCCCCGACTTAACACAGTGAACGGCAAGACGTCTGGTGTCGTAAAGGGTGATTTCTTTACCCTGGATAATAGGTACGGCCATACAACCCAGTTATTGACATACAACCCTGGAACAGTGGGGACGCATTTTGGCGGTATGTCTATGAAGCGACCCAATTCACAGGGATGGATTTTGTCGCAATACACTACGACTGATTATGAAGTTCAGTCAGTGACGATCGGCATCGATGCACCAGGCGCAAACGTTAACTGGATATTCAACCGCAACGGACAGGCAACCGGAACCTGGGTAAATAACAGTGACAGCAGGATTAAGAAAGACATCAAACCAATCCCGGATCCACTTGTTGCCATGAAGAAAATCAGAGGCTGTTCGTGGACACGTCTTGACTCAGGTGTAACCGGCTTTGGTTTTATAGCGCAGGAGGTTCAGGAGGTATTCCCGGAGGCTGTTCATGATTTTGGACAGTCCATGACTATGGAAGATGGAAAAGAAGTTGAAAACGTCCTGTCGGTCGATACCAGTGGAGTATCAGCTGCACTCCATCATGAGGCGATACTGGCATTGATGGTGGAAATTGAAGAGCTAAAAACTGAGATGAAATCCCTGACAGGAGTGGGGCGGTGAAGCTGCCGCAACCATGCCGTATGCAAGAGCATGACTGCGGCTGACTGGCTCACGTCCGATAGTGCGAGTATTGAATGATTTCCAGCCGTTACCGATTTTACTATGTTTTCAGTAGAACGCTTAGACAAAACTGAGGCGCACAAAGCTTTGCACTGGATTGCAAGACTTTGTGCTCTTCTGTGGATGTGTGTCTACATGTTTGAAGATTGTTGTGCCGTATTTGTGACATACACATGGCAACATCATGCATCAACTTTCTGTTTGTGCCATCAACTATAGATTAGTGAATGCGGTTAATGCTTGCTAAACAGATAGTTATGATTGGTGCTACAGATTCGTAATGCGAAGGTCGTAGGTTCGACTCCTATTATCGGCACCATTTAAATCAATAAGTTACCTAGCATTTAAGTAAACTACGTTCTCCTCTTGTGCCGTATTTGTGCCATTGCGACTTATAATCGCATCGATTTTGCTCGCGTGCTCGGTGAGATGCCCGGCTGAAAGGTGGGCGTATCTTTGAACCATTTCGAGAGTTTCCCATCCTCCCATCTCTTTAAGTGCAAGAAGAGAGACACCGGACTGAACCAGCCAGCTTGCCCAAGTATGCCTCAGGTCATGGAAGCGGAAGTTGCTAATGCCTGCCCGCTTTAACGCTCCCTTCCATGCCTTGTTGCTGTCGGTTCTCATCTTCCTTACCGCTGCTGTTTTTGTTCCGTCGCTTCGGTAGGCAGGTTTGGTGTGGACAAACACCCATCTCTTATGGAGACCCTGCTGTTTTCTTAATATCTGGCATGCGGTTTCGTTAAGAGGAACTCCGATCGCATTGCCAGCTTTTGTTTCATCAGGGTGCATCCATGCCATTTTCTTATCCAGATCGACCTGTGACCACTCAAGGTCTGTAACGTTGGAACGGCGAAGGCCTGTCGTGATTGCAAACATGACCACAGGGAAGAAATGAGGAGCAATTTCTGCAAACAGGCGCTTCGATTCCTCCTCTGTAAGCCATCTGATCCGTCCATTCTTAACGCGTGGTGTTGATATTTTTGGCGCCCTGTCAAGCCATCCCCATTCAACAGCCATATTGAGAATAGCGCGAAGTATTGCCAGATGCCGCGTCTTCGTTCCTTTGCTTGCCAGCTTTGGTTTATACTCCGGCACTGGCTTGCCAAGCCGCAAACACCTGTCCCGGCTCATTTCCCAGTTCAGGCGATGGCGGCGGTTTTCCATCCCGTCTACCGCCTCCATTATTTTTTCTGATGTTATGTCTGAGAGAATGGTTTCTCTGAAGTGCAACATCCAGAACGATATAATGCTCTTGTCATCATCAATGGACTTCTTATCCGATTTCTCACGCAGCCACCGTATGCAGGCTTCCTTGAATAGCTTTTTCGGTGATTCCCCGAGATTTTTTACTCTCCACGCTTCTGCTTTCAGACGATCGTGAAGTTCTTGCGCTTGCCTTTTGTCCGATGTTTCAAGAGAGCGTCTAACTCTTGATCCATCTGGCGCGACGAAATCACAGTGCCACGTGCCACCGCGTAGTTTGATTGACATGCTTTAACCTCCTGCACATCAACCGCATTCACCGCGCTATTGTGTCTTACAGACTTAAGCGCCGCAATGCAGTCTGACTTGCAAATGCGATATGGGCTTTTAGGTTTATCTGGATTTATCTTTGCGGCCTGAAGTCGTCCACTTCGTATCCACTGCGTGATAGTGCCTTTGTCTACCTTCAGATACGACGCTGCCTCTTCACGAGTGAAGATTTCTTCTTCCACCTGGAATCTCCATTTATTGAGTTGGTATTATTGCGGTAGGTCTGGATATCTTGATAAATGAAAATGCCTCATCGAGTGTGAGGCGTTAGTCCTTGCGTAGCTCGCTGATTCTTCTGTAAGTCTCTGGTGCTTTGCTATCTCACGCAGTGCCTGATAGTCAATCTTGTTCACTGCTTGCCTACTTTGCGAAGTAGGTCGGCGAACAAACGTACACTAGACGCTTCACTGCGTAGAAACTTAACGGCATAATCAAAACCACCTCGTTCTGCGTCGTCTGCTCCGTTGTCGAGGTTATCTGCGTACATCTCTACCCCCCGCGCCCGTACTTCAGCCAGGAAAGCATCGGTGGCTGGGGTTTTGATTTCGTTAAGCGCATCACTGAATCCACCACGCTCCATACCTAGCTCTGCTTCGTAATCGGCATCGAATGCAGCGTCTTTGCAGAACTTCTTCATCCCCGCATTCTCTGCTGCCAGCGCCGCACACTTGGCTTCAAGGTTATCAATCGTGATTCCAGCAGAACGACACTCCCGCAACGCCGTTTCTAGTTTTGATTGAAGTTCACCGAACTTACGGACAAGATATTCAGCGTTTGTTTCGTTAACCTTTAAATCTCGTGGGATGCATTTACCTTTCAGGAATCCATCCATCTCAATTAGTGACATTTGTTTCATTTCTTCCCACTCCGCAACATCGCATTCAGATATTTGTTGTCATTAACAGAACCGAAACTCTTTCGCTTAAGTAATTCCTCTCTCGATGGCATTGGCTTTACGCGTTGGCGAATAATCATTTCTGCCGGAAGAATGCCGGGATTGTATGCAAGTCCTCTCATGGTAAATTCCTCAGTCATTACTGATAGCGCCATAGCGTGAGCGGTAATTACGCAGACGCGGGTCGATATATTCAGGGAAGTTGGTATATGTGGCTTTGCGGAATGGTCGGATTGATGTCTGGTAAATTCGCTCGCGTTCTTGTTTCTCTGCAAGCCATATACAATGACGAAATTCCTTTTCCTCTTTCGTTTCCTGCGGTAGCGACATTATCAGGTCGTAGTTTTTTCTGAATTTATCCAGCACCTCCGATACGGAATTGCCGGAACAGCGGCGCGCGTCGTCCGCACCATATAGAGGCGCTGGCATGGTTTTCTCCTGTTGATTATTTAGCTAACTTTTTCCAGATCGCTGAAACGTATTTGGCTTGGTGGATGGCATCATCAAGCGCGTTGTGGCGAGTTCCTTTGAATGGCATATCTCGCTTAGGGTCGAATCCTATTGCCTTCCCAAGTTCGACGATTGTTCTTACGTCGCGGTCATTCCACCACTGCCACGGAACTGGCTGCCCTGTCAGCGAATAACTGTTGCGGAGAATAACGCAGTCAAATGATGCTCCATTCCCCCAAACCTGAACGAGTTTGTGGTTGGCGTTCTTTATGATGAATTCAGATAACCATGAAAGAGCCGTTGAAAGCTCTTGAGTGTTGCTGGTTAGCGATTTTCTGGCTTCTTCACTCTGTTCCATCCACCATAAAATCGTTGAAGCGTCAGGACGCGCCCGATATCGCATTGATGACTCAAGCGAGATATTTACCGAGAACTCTTCTCCTGTTTCTCCGGTATTCGGGTCAAAGAATACCGCCCCAATAGAAATAACTGGCGCATATGGCCCGTTGCCCATTGTTTCAAGGTCAACCATTAAGTGATTCATGTAAGTCCTTAAATTGCGTGAATAGCGTGACGAGGGAAGGGGAGAGTTACTGGTGCAAAGGGTATATCATCGTCAAAATCCATCGGAGGTTCGTTGTGTTGTGCTGGTGATGATTGCTGCTGTGGCTTCTGTGATTGCCTGCTGGCTGCTTGTTGTTTGCTGTCGCCAATTCCGCCAAGCATTTGCATCACGCCATTAATTCCGACATGAACCTCGGTTGTGTAACGGTCTTGCCCTGACTGGTCTTTCCACTTTCTGGTTCTCAGCATTCCCTCGAAATAAATCTGATCACCTTTTTTCACATACTGCCCCACGACCTCAGCCAGTTTCCCGGATACAGCAACACGATGCCATTCAGTCAATTCCTTTTGCTCGCCAGTATTTTTATCTCGCCATTGTTCTGACGTGGCTATTGTCAGGTTAGCGAACGCTGTACCTGATGGTGAGTATCGAACTTCCGGGTCTTGTCCTACCCGACCAAGGATAATCACCTTATTTACGCCTCTGCTTGCCATTTATGCCGCCTGTTTTAGTTCGTTAACTCTGATGTTCATTACCTGAACGCATTTAGCCTGCGCCTCCTCATTGCCAGCCATTAATTGCCAGTCACGCTGATAACGCTCGATGAGTTTTTTCTTGTCAGTTTCTGTTGACGCATAATCGCTGAAGTCTTTCAGGATTTGTTCGCAGTCAACCGATGGAGATTTCTGGTTGGTATTTTCTGGTGATGGTTTGTTATCTGATGCTGGTATTGCCCATCCCGGCAGCGATGGAGGGAGCCAGTAAAATCCTGTTCCATCCTTGAGTTTTGCCCTGTGCCATCCCTGCTTTTTATCGAGAGATGTTTGTGCGAAACCTTCCTCAAGGTTATACAGATACCGACCGATTCCCCACTGAACGGCAGCGCGCTTCATTGCACCGGAACGACCACCTTTGACGGCTTCTACCTGCGTGTTTTCAGCAGCATCCCATTTGGTTACCCATTCGGAATCAATCTTTATTGATATGCCGCATTCAACGCCGCCGTTGTTGGGAATATCGCGGTATTCATTGCGCCATCCTGCTTTGCCGCAAACATCGTCCAGGCGTTTCATGATTGCCCTGTTCGTGACATAAGCCAGCACCATAGCCCACACCTTGCCATCGCGTGTTTTACCGCTTTGCTGTATTCGCCATTCGATATCTTCAGGGCTGAATGGCTCATCGAATTTATTCAAATCCATAATTCACCTCAGAATGGACATGGACCAAGGAAATAACGCTGATTTAATACTTCGGTCTTTGCCGCATTTAAAAAGACGCGAACACCTTCACGATCTCCCTTCTGGCGATACATTAACGCCTGCTGCGTGTACATGCGTCTCTGTAACTTGCTCTCCTTCACTGTGGTTGCAAGTGACATGAATATCTCCTTCGTTACCGATTAATTCTTTCATCTGACGAATGAATTCTTCGTCTGACCAGTTATCTGTAAAACTCATTTCCTGCGATACCACGGATGGTTGATAGCTGATTTCATCGCTTTATTTGCTTCAAGCCACATTTTTGAATCACCAATAAATCTGGCTATTACTGCTTTGTTCTGTGCAGCACGAAGCATCTGGTGATTAATGGCTATTTCATTGCGCATAACGCCTCCAGTTGTTTCTTTGCTGCTCTGATTAATTGTTTAACTCGGCGTGATAATTCAGATTCGTGCGGGTAGAAAGCGGACATGACGCCGCTACCCGCGAGCTGAAAGTGCATCATGGGTAACTCCTTATATTTGATTGCATAACGAAAATGCCTCTCGTGAAGCATTATTGGTATGCGGTAAAGCCGCGCTCAGGCGGCTTTGATAGTCATATCATCTGAATCAAATATTCCTGATGTATCGATATCGGTAATTCTTATTCCTTCACTACCATCCATTGGAGGCCATCCTTCCTGACCATTTCCATCATCCCAGTCGAACTCACAAACAACACCATATGCATTTAAGTCTTTCGAAATTGCTATAAGCAGAGCATGTTGCGCCAGCATGATTAATACAGCATTTAATACAGCGCCGTGTTTATTGAGTCGGTATTCAGAGTCTGACCAGAAATTATTAATCTGGTGAAGTTTTTCCTCTGTCATTACGTCATGGTCGATTTCAATTTCTATTGATGCTTTCCAGTCGTAATCAATGATGTATTTTTTGATGTTTGACATCTATTCATTTCCTCATAGATAAAAAATCGCCCTCACATTGGAGGGCAAAGAAGATTTCCAATAATCAGAACAAGTCGGCTCCTGTTTAGTTACGAGCGACATTGCTCCGTGTATTCACTCGTTGGAATGAATACACAGTGCAGTGTTTATTCTGTTGCTTATTCCAAAAATAAAGGCCGACTATGCGGCCTCAGAATGGTTTGTATCCATGTTTAAAGGCGAAATCGTATGCCTCATCCTTAGTGCTGAAGTATTCATAATCAGCAAATCCATCACGATAAAACTTGCAGCACCAATGAGGCGGAATGCCATCCTCAGGACCATAGTCTTGATGGAACACATCCTCGACGATGATATTTTCATCTTTTCCCATATATCACCTCAAATAAGTGGTTTGCTGCCAAAACAATGAACCATCCGGAAATTCCAGATAGTTCATAATTCACTCTTCAATACTTCCAACTTACTAATCGCCGATAGATATCCGCGCTGATAGGGCATCATCATTCCTTCGAGCTTGCCACTTCTTAACTCCTCCCTGAGCAATTGTATTGCTTGATCAATAACCTCTGCCTTAGCGTCCTTTATGGCTTGCTTGCGGGGCTTTGCTTTCTGCTTTGGCAGATTTCTCAAGCATGATGGAATGTATGTCTGATTCATCACTTACCTCGCTGTAACCTGCTTACTTGTACGATGACCAGCTGCGAAAAGCGCAACTTCTGGCAGGCAGACAGTACCACCTTCAACTTCCTTCTGAAGCGTTCCGGCAAGCGAAATGGCTTTTGTTACGCGTGTACTGCATGTGCTATTTGCTACCCGGCGCGAAAGAGAAGCGTCCTGCATTGCCTGCTCACGTTGAGCCTGTCTGCGTGCTCTGCGGCGATTTCTGGCGTTATCGTCAGCCAGATATGTAATGACTACTGTCATGTTGACCTCCGATGATTGACTTTGGCGGTGACGCGCCGGGTGCTTATCTTCCGGTTGCCGTCGTGCAGCTGCACTTCACGTCACCCCAAAGCCAACTACTCTTTGGTTCCCGCATTTCGGCGGGACAATCCCATCAATGTTAAAGAGCCTGCCAATCTGTTCCGTTTGGCTTCCAGCGTCCTGCTGATGGCTAAAGAATACTGTAGGTATTTTATTGTGTAAATACCCAAGGTATTTATTTTTGATGAAATAATGATAAGCAAATGAATACAAAGGATATTTATTTTTTCGGTGTCTGCTTGTTCAGTGCTTTTTATGCGGGATATGTGAAGTGGATCCCGATAGCTATTGCTGCCGGGATTATAGGTTAGTCAGCGAAGGTTAAGACGAGAATTACCTTAATGATGTCTGCTACAACAGACACGGCCATAGATAAACCAAAGACGATCCAAGCCACAGTGATGTCTTCACTACCATCGTATAGAGTTCCGTAATCACTGGTGTAAGGCGTAAATGTCGCGCCTTGATACAATAGGTATAAGCTTGATCCATAGAGGATAAATGCAGATATCCCTTGTATTGCTATGATCACCAGAATCATGAAACGAGCTGATCTATGCGCCCAAGCCTGGCTTATTTTTTCTGATAGAGATTTCGCAATAAAAGCATGCGCTAAGCCGTAAATTGTCGAGATTGCCAACATCCCAAAAAAGCTTGCTATAGCGGTTCCAACCATAATCGCCCCTTGCGTGATCAAACCAGCCTTAGTTTTGTCTCAATTGCAACGCCTATAATCTTGCAGTTTCCATTGATTGGCACGAGAGGCCATGCAGGATTAAGTCCCTTGAGGTATTTATTTCCGCCGTCGATTATCAGCTTCTTGAATGTTGCTTCGTTAGAGTCAGAAAGTTTTGCTATGACCAAGCTGCCGTTGATCGCCTCCCTTCCGGTATCGAAAAGAACGAATGTTCCCTCTGGAATGCTTAACCCAACCGGTGCCGTCATTGAATCACCTTCCACTTTAAGCCAGAACGCATTACCTTGAATATGCGCGTCAGACTCAAGCCAAACATCTATGTCTTTAATGGTGTATGGTTCGCATGCTTCACACCACGAGCCAGCCTGGATACTGCTTAACACCGGATACCTCTTTCCTGCTCTGTATTCCCCTGCATACCTTACGTTGGCATCGCTCTTAAGGCTTTCTGCCTGTTCTGCAACCTTGGCAGCAATTGACTGGCTAAAATCAGCAATTGAGACTTGCAACAGCCGTGCAAAACCAGATGCAACCTCAACGTTTAGCGCGTTTCTGCCATTAAGATAATGCCCTACCGCTCCTTGGGTGATACCCAGTTCATCAGCGATTGAGTATTGGGTTATTCCCAATTCTTTCTTTTTTGACTCATACAAAGCCTTAAGCCGCTTAGCGTCTTCGAGCTGTTCTGTCGTCAGTGATTTTTTATTTTCCATAGCTTAATTCTAATAGCTAAGGTACTTAAACTAAAAATACCCTGAGTATTGATTGCTTTGAATACCTGTAGTATTCTTTGTTCATGGTTAATAACGGAGAGTGCATATGATTCGAATGACACTTGCCGATTACGCCAAAATCCATGGACAGGCTAAAGCAGCCAGTGACTTTGGTGTAATCCAGTGCGCTATCAGCAAGGCCATTCTGGCAGGCCGTAACATTATGGTTACGGTAAAGCCTGATGGCAGTGTGATTGGAGAGGAAGTTCGTCCTTTCCCAAGCAACAAGAAAAACAAATAGTAACACCGCTCTTTAACAGTCATGGTCCTCATTCCCGCCGAAATGCGGGAATACAACGCGCATAAGTTGATGCGCATAACTTCTTATTAGTTAAGGAAATACTTACATATGCAACTTACAAGTACTCGCAAGAAAGCGAATGCAATTACAAGCAACATCCTGAATCGAATTGCTGTACGTGGTCAGCGAAAGGTTGCCGACGCGTTAGGGATTAATGAATCGCAAATTTCGCGATGGAAAGATAGCTTCATCCCCAAAATGGGAATGCTTCTGGCTGTTCTTGAATGGGGTGTTGAAGACGAGGAGTTGGCGGAACTGGCTAAGAAAGTAGCCAGAATGCTGACAAAAGAAAAAGCCCCGAAGAACGGCGAATTCTTCGAGGCCTGATGTAGAAAGACTGGATCAATCCACAGGAGTAATTATGACAAAACGTCGTAAGAAATACCAGGAAAAAGAAGAGATTCGACACCCTGATTCACCTGAGGGATTAGTGGTAGCCGCAGCAAATAACAGGGCGTTCGCAGAGCGCCTTGTTGGTGTTTACAGACTAGCCAAAGCAGGAGTGAAACATGGGCGTCGTTAAGTTAGCTGATTACAGGCATAACCCTGTACAACATCAGGAGGCATCCAGTATGGGGTATGTCTCTATACACCGCCAGTTTATGGACAGCAGGCTCTATAAGGACTCTCAGGCAGTACATCTTTGGCTTCACTTAATCCTCAAGGCTAATCACAAATCTACTGTCGTCAATACGGATATCGGGCCGATAACTGTTGATCGCGGTCAGATGATAACTGGACGCCCGTCGCTGGTCAGAGAAACATTCATCCCCGACAACAAAGTTCGGAGCTTATTACGGACTTTTGAGTCGAAAGGGATGCTTAATATTTGCTCGATGGGGAAGAAATTTAGCCTGTTTACAATCGTTAAATATGACGATTTTCAGGCAAAAAATTGTCCAACGGTTGTCCAACGGTTGTCCAACGCAAACACCAGTAATGGCGCGGCTCTCAGCGGAGATTGTCCAACGGTTGTCCAACAGTTGTCCATAAACAATAATATAAATAATATCTCTAATACTGACGTATTAGAGAGTGCTACAGCAGACAAAAAGTCTGACAAGAAAAAACCTTCCGTCAGCTGTCAGGATGTTGTCGATGCTTACCACGAAATCCTTCCTGAAGCGCCAAGAATCCGCGCACTGAATGACAAGCGTAAAAACCAGATCCGAACGTTCTGGCGCAAAGCCGGAGTGATAACCCGCCAGCTTGACGGGCATGGGTTCACGATGCAGGACTGGAGAAATTATTTGAGCTACGTAGGCGAAAATTGCCGATGGATGTTCGAAGAACGCCCAAACCATCAACGCGGAACCGTCTGGCACAAAAAGGGATTTGATTTCCTGCTTAACGACAATACCTACCTGAAAGTTCGTGAGGGTGAACACGATGACCGATAATTTTTATGCGCCGCCCCATAGCATCGAGGCAGAGCAGGCGGTGATTGGTGGATTGCTTCTGGATGATGACAGCAGTGAGCGCGTCCAGAAGGTTCTGGCGATGCTGAAGCCTGACTCATTTTACAGCCGGCCACACAAAATCCTTTTCGAAGAAATAACCAGAATGCACCGTGAGCAAAAGCCAGTAGATGGCCTGACGCTTTTCGATGAACTGGAGCGTAAATCGTTAACGGCGTCTGTTGGCGGTTTTGCTTATATCGCTGAGATCGCAAAGAACACGCCAAGCGCAGCAAACATCGTTGCCTATGCAATGCAGGTTCGTGAAACCGCAATGGAACGCTACGCCATCAACCGCATGACTGAAGCGACGGAATTGCTCTATTCCCGCAACGGAATGACTGCAACGCAGAAGTACGAAGCTATTCAGGCGATTTTCACGCAACTGACAGACCATGCAAAAACCGGATCGCGTCGCGGCCTTCGCTCATTTGGTGAGGTCATGGAAGACTGGGTTAGCGACCTTGAGAAGCGATTTGACCCGTCAGGCGAACAACGAGGAATGAGCACAGGGATCCCATCGCTGGACAGGATGCTGTCACCGAAAGGTCTGGTGAAAGGCTCTCTGTTTGTCATTGGCGCTCGCCCTAAGATGGGGAAAACGACGCTATACAGCCAGATGGCAATCAATTGCGCAGTGCATGAGAAAAAGCCCGCTCTGATGTTCAGCCTTGAAATGCCAGGTGATCAGATACTGGAAAAACTGGTAGGGCAGAAGTCTGGTGTTAACCCGAATATTTTTTACCTTCCGGCGACAAATGACGCTGATGACGGCTATCAGGGTGATTACGATGGTGACTTCAACAGGGCGATCGAAACAGCCAATCGCTTGAGTGAAATCGACCTGCTTTATATCGACGACACGCCGGGATTATCTCTGGCTCAAATCGTCAGCGAAAGCCGTCGAATCAAGCGAGAAAAAGGATGTGTTGGGATGATTCTGGTCGATTACCTGACACTAATGACCGCTGAGAAAGCCGATCGTAACGACCTTGCTTACGGCATGATCACCAAAGGACTGAAGAACCTTGCCAAAGAGCTTGATTGCGTTGTTGTGCTTCTGACGCAGCTTAACCGCGCACTGGAAAGCCGAACCAATAAACGCCCATTACCAAGTGACTCGCGCGATACAGGGCAGATTGAACAGGATTGCGATTATTGGGTGGGGATCCATCGTGAAGGTGCTTTTGATGACAGCGTTCCTCCTGGTGAAACCGAACTAATCCTTCGCCTCAATCGTCATGGCAATACCGGCACGGTGTATTGCATTCAGGCAAATGGCGCTATTTATGACACAGACCAACAGTCTGCTGAAATGCGCCGCCGTGAACGAGAGGAACCGCAGTCCAAGAAGAAAGGAGGATTCTGATGAATAAAAAACAATTAGCCATTCTCGAAAAGGCATGGGATGCACAAATATCATGCGCTTTGAAAGAACAGGCACTACCAATAATCCAGACCAAATCGAAAATAGCCAGGCAGTTATGCGATGACGGATTCCTGAACGAAGTTGAGATTACGCACCAGATGGTAACGTTCAAAGGGTATGAGATAAATCATCATGGTATAGCGGCGTATTGCTCCCATCTTCCTGATGACGTTGACATTGATGAAATGGAAAGGGAGATGAAGCAATGATCATCTACATCACTGAGCTTGTAACAGGCCTGCTGGTAATCGCAGGCCTTTTTATTTGGGGGAGAGGGAAGTCATGAAAAAACTAACCTTTGAAATTCGATCTCCGGCACATCAGCAAAACGCTATTCACGCGGTACAGCAAATCCTTCCAGACCCAACCAAGCCAATCGTAGTGATCATTCAGGAGCGCAACCGCAGCTTAGACCAAAACAGGAAGCTATGGGCCTGCTTAGGTGACGTCTCTCGTCAGGTTGAATGGCATGGTCGCTGGCTGGATGCAGAAAGCTGGAAGTGTGTGTTTACCGCAGCATTAAAGCAGCAGGATGTTGTTCCTAACCTTGCCGGAAATGGCTTTGTGGTAATAGGCCAGTCAACCAGCAGGATGCGTGTAAGCGAATTTGCGGAGTTATTAGAGCTTATACAGGCATTCGGTACAGAGCGTGGCGTTAAGTGGTCAGACGAAGCGCGACTGGCTCTGGAGTGGAAAGCAAGATGGGGAGACAGGGCAGCATGATGCGATGTTATCGGTGCGGTGAATGCAAAGAAGATAACCGCTTCCGACCAAATCAACCTTACTGGAATCGATGGTGTCTCCGGTGTGAAAGAACACCAACAGGGGTGTTACCACTACCGCAGGAAAAGGAGGACGTGTGGCGAGACAGCGACGAAGTATCACCGACATCATCTGCGAAAACTGCAAATACCTTCCAACGAAACGCTCCAGAAATAAACGCAAGCCAATTCCAAAAGAATCTGACGTAAAAACCTTCAACTACACGGCTCACCTGTGGGATATCCGGTGGCTAAGACATCGTGCGAGGAAATGACAATGCTTTTAATTCAACCTGGATTTGGCCTTAGCATCAAAAAAGGGCACATGTTTGGCGAGAAAGAGTCTCAACGAAAAATGGTGTCTATCCAGTTGCCATTTATCAGTATTTTATGGCTAAACAGGGAGGCAACAAATTATTGGTATACATGCGCCAGAGCAGCATTTAACGACCCTGACTGGTTTGTGGAAAACCACCACGCAGTTCGTCAGGCAAAGAGAAAGGCCAATACGACATACATGAAGGCGTATCGAAAAGCATGGAAAGAACACCGCGATCGATACCAACAAGACATGGAAAAACTTGAATCAGAAAACATGGAATTAAGACGAAAGCTTGGTGAAGCAAAACGAGACATTGATGCTTACAAGCGACTTTTTAATGGTGAAAGCCATGCTTAGCCCATCCCAATCCCTTCAATACCAGAAAGAAAGCGTCGAGCGAGCTTTAACGTGCGCTAACTGCGGTCAGAAGCTGCATATGCTGGAAGTTCACGTGTGCTCCGATTGCTGCGCAGAGCTGATGAGCGATCCGAATAGCTCAATGTACGAGGAAGAAGACGATGAATGAGTTAATAAATGGCAATGCCATCAAAATGACAAGCATTGAAATCGCTGAGTTGGTAGAAAGCCGCCATAGCAATGTAAAAGTATCCATAGATAGATTGGTGAAACGTGGCGTTATCAAGCCTCCTGCATTGCAGCACACTAACATAATCAATGATTTATGTGTTATTACCGGGAAGCGTGATTTCTACGTCTTCGAGGGCGAACAAGGAAAGCGAGACAGCATTATTGTCGTCGCCCAATTGTCGCCAGAGTTCACCGCTCGCCTTGTTGACCGTTGGCGAGAGCTTGAAGAAGCTGCGGTTAATATCCCCAAAACGCTACCGGAAGCGTTGCGCCTTGCTGCTGATCTTGCTGAGCAGAAAATGCAACTGGAAAACCAGCTTGCAATTGCCGCACCTAAAGTTGAGTTTGCCGATCGCGTTGGCGAGGCCAGCGGAATTTTGATTGGAAACTTTGCAAAGGTTGTTGGTATTGGTCAAAACAAACTGTTTGCGTGGATGCGCGATCACAAAATCCTTATTGCTTCAGGTTCCCGGCGCAATGTGCCAATGCAGGAATATATGGATCGCGGCTATTTCACAGTGAAAGAAACAGCGGTCAACACAAATCACGGAATACAGATATCGTTCACCACAAAAATCACCGGGCGTGGCCAACAGTGTCTGACCAGAAAGCTGCTCGATAACGGAATGCTGAAAGTAACAGGGGAGGCTGCTTAATGGCTAACCTACGCAAAGAAGCGCGCGGAAGAGAATGTCAGGTACGTATTTACGGCGTATGCAATGGCAACCCTGAAACTACGGTTCTGGCACATTACCGGATGGCTGGAATTTGCGGAACTGGAATGAAGCCTGACGACCTGATCGGTGCATGGGCTTGTAGCGACTGCCACGCGGAGATCGACCGACGCACCCATAACCTCGACAACAAAGACGCCAGACTTTACCACCTCGAAGGCGTGATCAGGACGCAGGCGATACTGCTGAAGGAGGGGAAGATTAAACCATGAACGAATATCAGTTTGTGCTTCCATACCCGCCGTCGCTGAATACCTACTGGAGAAGACGGGGAAGCCAATACTACATCAGCGATAAAGGCCAGAAATACCGAAAAGACGTTCAGCAAATCATCCGCCAACTCAAGTTAGATATTTTCACCAAATCACGGCTCCGTATCAAAGTCATCGCAGACGTTCCAGACTCCCGCCGCCGCGACCTCGACAACATCCTGAAAGGTTTACTCGACTCCCTTATCCACGCCGGATTTGCGGAAGACGACGAGCAATTCGATGACATTCGCGTAATTCGTGGCGTGAAAGTACCAGGCGGAAGGCTTGGAATAAAAATCACCGAGCTGGAGAACGTATGAACGCCACAATTCAAACGATACCAGAGCTTCTTATCCAGACACGAGGCAATCAGACCGAAGTGGCGAGGATGCTTTCCTGCGCAAGAGGAACAGTGCTCAAGTACAACCGAGACAGCAAAGGTGAGCGTCACGTAATAGTTAACGGCGTCCTGATGGTCAAACAGGGCAAGAGGGGAAGACCATGAGACTCGAAAGCGTAGCTAAATTTCATTCGCCAAAAAGCCCGATGATGAGCGACTCACCACGGGCCACGGCTTCTGACTCTCTTTCCGGTACTGATGTGATGGCTGCTATGGGGATGGCGCAATCACAAGCCGGATTCGGAATGGCTGCATTCTGTGGTAAGCACGAACTCAGCCAGAACGACAAACAAAAGGCTATCAACTATCTGATGCAATTTGCACACAAGGTATCGGGGAAATACCGTGGTGTGGCAAAGCTTGAAGGAAATACTAAGGCAAAGGTACTGCAAGTGCTCGCAACATTCGCTTATGCGGATTATTGCCGTAGTGCCGCGACGCCGGGGGCAAGATGCAGAGATTGCCACGGTACAGGCCGTGCGGTTGATATAGCCAAAACAGAGCAGTGGGGGAGAGTTGTTGAGAAAGAGTGCGGAAGATGTAAAGGCGTCGGCTATTCAAGGATGCCAGCAAGCGCCGCATATCGCGCTGTAACGACGCTAATCCCAAACCTTACTCAACCCACCTGGTCACGCACTGTTAAGCCGCTGTATGACGCTCTGGTGGTGCAATGCCACAAGGAAGAGTCAATTGCAGACAACATTTTGAACACGGTCACACGTTAGCAGCATGATTGCCACGGATGGCAACATCTTTACGGCATGATATTGACTTTTTGAATAAAGTTGGGTAAATTTGACATCAACGATGGATAAATGCACTCGTTAAATAAAGCCCTGAGTTAATAGCTCGGGGCTTTTTGCGTTTTAAGCGCGGCCTTTCTGAAAGCACATCAAACCAAATACCAGACAGACAATACCCTCACCTTATCCGCTGTGGCTACGGTGCGGTGTGCTTTGTATAAAAGAAAACTAGCTCAATGTCTGGCTTCGTGAAAGCGGGTGGCAGGAGGTTGCGCTAACAACCTCATGCCGTTTTGCCCGTGCATATCGGTCACGAACAAATCTGATTACTAAACACAGTAGCCTGGATTTGTTCTATCAGTAATCGACCTTATTCCTAATTAAATAGAGCAAATCCCCTTATTGGGGGTAAGACATGAAGATGCCAGAAAAAAATGACCTGTTAGCCGCCATTCTCGCGGCAAAGGAACAAGGCATCGGGGCAATCCTTGCGTTTGCAATGGCGTACCTTCGCGGCAGATATAATGGCGGTGCGTTTACAAAAACAGTAATCGACGCAACGATGTGCGCCATTATCGCCTGGTTCATTCGTGACCTTCTCGACTTCGCCGGACTAAGTAGCAATCTCGCTTATATAACGAGCGTGTTCATCGGCTACATCGGTACTGACTCGATTGGTTCGCTTATCAAACGCTTCGCTGCTAAAAAAGCCGGAGTAGAAGATGGTGGAAATCAATAATCAACGTAAGGCGTTCCTCGATATGCTGGCATGGTCAGAGGGAACTGATAACGGACGTCAGAAAACCAGAAATCATGGTTATGACGTCATTGTAGGCGGAGAGCTATTCACTGATTACTCCGATCACCCTCGCAAACTTGTCACGCTAAACCCCAAACTCAAATCAACAGCCGCCGGACGCTACCAGCTTCTTTCCCGTTGGTGGGATGCCTACCGTAAGCAGCTTGGCCTGAAAGACTTCTCTCCGAAAAGCCAGGACGCTGTGGCATTGCAGCAGATTAAGGAGCGTGGCGCTTTGCCGATGATTGATCGTGGTGATATTCGTCAGGCAATTGACCGTTGCAGCAATATCTGGGCTTCACTGCCGGGCGCTGGTTATGGTCAGTTCGAGCATAAGGCTGACAGCCTGATTGCAAAATTCAAAGAGGCTGGCGGAACGGTCAGAGAGATTGAGGTATGAGCAGAGTCACCGCGATTATCTCCGCTCTGGTTATCTGCATCATCGTTTGCCTGTCATGGGCTGTTAATCATTACCGTGATAACGCCATTACCTACAAAGCCCAGCGCGACAAAGCCACATCCATCATCGCTGACATGCAGAAGCGTCAACGTGATGTAGCAGAACTTGACGCCAGATACACAAAGGAGCTTGCTGATGCTAACGCGACTATCGAAAGTCTCCGTGCTGATGTTTCTGCTGGTCGTAAGCGCCTGCAAGTCGCCGCCACCTGTGCAAAGTCAACGACCGGAGCCAGCAGCATGGGCGATGGAGAAAGCGCAAGACTTACAGCAGATGCTGAACTCAATTATTACCGTCTCCGAAGTGGAATCGACAGGATAACCGCGCAGGTTAACTACCTGCAGGAGTACATCAGGACTCAGTGCCTGAAATAATTTTTTGCAAATCACAAAGTCCATTTAATGAGCCTCGCGATGCGGGGCTTTTTTATGTCCGCAGTAAACGCGCATTCTCGTGCGCATATCAACCAAGAGCTTTTCGGGATATGAGACAGAGACAGGACGGTGGCTTACATCGTGCCGCTCTTGGGCTGTCCATGTCTGCGAGAACTGGCTCATATCACCAAAAAGGTAAATACGATGTCCAATATCATCCCGATTGATTTCGAAGGCCATCCCATGCGTTTTTCTGACGATGGCTGGTTTGACGCGACTGCGGCAGCTGACAAGTTCAACAAGGAGCCGGCTCAGTGGCTTAGGCTTCCTGAGACTGTCCGTTACATCGAGGCGTTAAAGAGTAGATATGGGAATATCACATATGTAAAAACCAGCCGCGCTCGCAAAGACCGTGGCGGCGGAACATGGCTTCACCCAAAACTGGCGGTCAGATTTGCTCGATGGCTTTCTGTAGATTTTGAGATCTGGTGTGATGAGCAAATTGACGCAATCATTCAGGGTTCCGTTCATCATATCGACGATGAAAGAATAAAGGCTATTTTCCTTCTGGATAAATCTCAGCCATGGGAAAAGAGGTTTAGCGATCCGTTTTATTCTGCGATGTTCAAAATGTCAGGGCTGCCCCGTCATCGACCAGGTCGTCGCCCCGCACTATTTGGGATGATCAGTGCCAAGTGGGTATATGGCCAGGTATTACCACCAGAAGTATATGCAGAGGTTAAAAGACGGCTGGCTGCGGGAGACAAAATCCATCAGCACCTTAAACCTGACGCGCTGACATTGGTTGAGCGACAGATCATTGCCGTTACCAGCATTGCCAATGGGTGCTCTGATTATCGTGATTTCGAAGCGCGTTGCATGTCGGCATTCCCGGTGAAAGGGCAGATGAAATTGCTCTATGCGGCGGCCTGATCATGAGCACCCGAATAATAGAATGCGCCTCCAGAGCGGGGCGCGACTTCTCAGAGTTCATGAAAGGCGAGAAGGGCATGATGGAAGCATTGGCCTCGGTGGATGAGTTTGGCGAGCAACTCCGTATTAACGGTTGCGTCAACCATCACTTTGTCAGCTACATGATGCGGAACTCGATCATGCAGGCATTCATGGACATGGCAAAAGCCGAGAGGAAAGAAGAGCGCCGGCGTAAGCGAGCGGAAGCAAAAGCGAAGTAACCATTACAAAGCTCATCTGCGGGTGGGCTTGATAATGAAACCGGAGTTAATTTCTGGTCACTAATTAACGGCAGCACCGCGAAACAACCCAAGCCAGAAAGTGGGGAAATAACACTGGCAGCCACTGAAAGATAAACCTCCTGCCTTATGGCAAAAAAGATTCTTTGTGGTGGCTGACTGATGGAAAGACATCGGTTATTGCAGAGACCATTCAATGAGTGGTCTCGACAATGGCTTATACCCTGCACGGGATAACTTAACTGATATCCCTTTTAACGGATAAACGGAGCCAACAATGGCAGAGATTATTCTCATGACTGAAGAACAGAAATTCCAGTTAGAGATTTACAAACTGGTCATGAACCAGAACGCCGCCGTGCATGGAGACTGGCATGAACAAAGAGCCCCGCGTATATGGCAGCCGATGGGATAAGGCCCGTCTGCGTTTTCTCCAGCAGCACCCACTGTGTGTGATGTGCGAGCAGCAGGGGCGCATAACACCAGCAACGGTGGTCGACCATATCGTGCCCCACAAACTGAAAGATGCGCTTAAGTCAGGTAACCCTCTGGCCATATCGAAAGCACAGCTCCTGTTCTGGAGTAAAGAGAACTGGCAGCCACTGTGCAAAGCGCATCATGACTCAACGAAACAGAGAATGGAGAAGAGCGGCGCGGTAATCGGTTGTGATGCCAACGGCTACCCGCTCGATCCTGCGTCTCACTGGAGCACGTAATGAAAGACCTCATCATTGAATACCGAGACGGTAAGTTTGTTCAGCTGGCGATTGATGGCGTGGAGATGAAGCGCGTAACGTCTATCCAGTTCTCCCACACCTTAGGCGAGGACGTACCGACATTGACCGTGTCAGGACATGTGTGGTCCGAGTATGGGAAAGGCGATCACAAACTCGAACAGGTAGACAAACATTCGGCATAGCGCGGCGGCGGCAAGTCGATTATCTATCATGTGAAATCATTTCAAATGCAACGATATCAAATGAGAATGAATCGCATTCATGGCAGGGGGGGGGATCAAATCTTCAAAACCTTTGCCCTAAATGACCGCCGCCAAAGTTTGAATTTAACGCTAACCCGATTTTTTTAGTTTTAAGGTGTTGACAT